CTTTACTTGTTTTTCAAATGCGGATACTTCTTTTTTGCCTTTTTTTAATCCTTTGTTGTCAAAGGTGCTGAGTGCGGAGACTACTAAAGTTGGCACAATTACACGCCCTTAAATCCACGAGCAGATCGCTCTTTGTAAAATCCTAATACCTGAGACTTTTGTTCTAATGGCAATTTTTTATAATACGCAAATATGGCATCATCGATTGCCTTTTGTATATTCTTATAGGCATCGCCCTGTTCTTCTTTCCAGGCTTTGTAAATTACTCGACCTTTATTTTTACGGCCTCTACGACCAACTGAACCTGCCATAGTTGCATCTTCAACCTGTGGTAATGCAGCTATAAATTGTATGCCAGCGTTAGGGTTTAATGATGCGCCACCTTGACCAGAAGTCTTTCGGCCTGCGGTTTCATAAATTGCACCAGGCGCTGATTCATTACTTACATAGTTATAAACGCTATAACCTTTTCTATTGCGTTTATTAGGGCCTAGCTTGTATTTAATTTCTGATCTTGCAGTTTGTTGGTCATACGCAGGAAACGGCCTGCGCTGCCCTTCTTGTGGTTGTGCTTGTTTTAGCCAGCCACTTAACACATCTTGATTAGCTGGTAGGTTTTGCTTAGCCTTATTAGCTGTTTTTAACATCGGTGCTTTAAGGCTAGCCCTAACATTCTTGTACATATCTTCGTCAATTTCATCTATGGCTTTAAGGAACTCTCTAACGCCGTTTACTACGACTGGCATTTCGGATCTCCTTAGCTCTGTCGGTTAGCACTTGTATGATTGCGGCATACATTTCGCTATCCATATCAATAAACTCTCTAGGCGGTATCCCAGTCTCTACGCTCAGCTGTGCGATGCTGTAAAGAACTGAAGACCGCTCAGTTATTTTTTTTCTTCGTCTAATACCTCGACAGTATCTAGAGTGTCAATAAACTCTGATCCCCATAAAGGTATCTGTGCGCCAGCCCTGCGTAAACATTCATAAGCCAGCCAAAATATTTCTGTTTGACGTTCGTGTTCACGCAGGACTTTGCTAATTCCTGATCCGTACTTTAACTCGAAAGCGTACTCGACACCTGGTGTTATCTTGTGCTCTGATACTTCACCATTAGCCCTTGTTATCTTTAGCTTTGCCATTTTTACTCCTTAGTTAGAATGCCACCGATGGGGACACTGTTACTGCGGAGTTTATAGTAAATGTGACAGATGAGGTAGCAATTTCAGCCACGCCGCCTTGACCGATTGGGGTCAAGTTATTTACCAAGATTGAGAACTGGTAAGAAGGGTTAGCAGCTGACACAGTAGTGCCCTTAACAGTGATTACTGATACTGCTAGGGTTTTGCCAAATGCCTCATTTAGTGTCTGCATTACCTGAGCAGATGCCCACTCATTTAGGAAATCAATAGTAAATGTGCCTGATTGTAGACCAGCGACAAACTTGTGCGCTGTGTCACCCATAGCGGTTACTTCTAACTCATCTACGATCTGATTGATTACAGCGTTGGTAACAAATGCGCTGATATCGATAGATGGTGTGGTTGGCGCAGCATTGGTAGCCAACTTAACACCTACGTTATTATTTAGATAAATTGCCATACTTATTCCTCGTCTTTCTTAGTTTGTGCAGTTGGTTTTGGTGCGCTTGCAATTTGGCCAGTCTTCTTCAGAAAGGCTAAGTCTTCTTCGTGTGTGCTCATTTTAACTCCAGCTCGTTAGGATTGATACAGTTATTTCTGATGTTAATAAATCTCCACTAGCTGCATTGGTTATAGCTGGAGCGGAGACACTTGATATGTTGTAAACCAGGGTCGATGCCGCTAGTTTAGTTACTACTGCCACAATAAAATTCTCTATGCCTAATAGGTTGCCTTGATTGTCAAATGCAGGTGTGGTTACTAAAATCTTAAAATTAGCCAGGGGTGCGATGCTTGTTTGGCTATTATTGCTTGGCACGATGTAGGGGTCTGAGGGTGTGACCACCACGCTGTTTGCAAGCAAATTGCTGGGCGGAAATGCAAAGGTTGACCATACGCCATTGTTTGTTAAAGCTGTTGCTAGTGTGCCACGTAGGGTCGAGATCGCTGCCATTAGCCCACCAGTGATGCTGGACTTGAATACGGCTGGATGAGACCACGCACTCGGTTAATCAGCTGATAACCCATCCGATAAGGGCTGGCAGAGATCCCATCCATACCGACCCCACCAGTCTGGCTAACTTGTCTTGCTTGCCAGATGTCTACAGCAACGATCATCGCTGCCTCACGTATTGCTGGGGTTGTCGCATAAGATTGGGTTTTGTGGTCTGAACCAGTAACTAATCCATAAGGAACTACCTTGTGAAATGTTTGGTTTGCAGCTGTCTTGTTGTATTGCACAAATGAATAACCATTAGGGTAATTGACTTGGCCATAGTTATACATAAATACTGGGATCAGGCTAGTAGTGCCAGATGTCGGTGGAATTGTGCCAGTGATTGTGTGCGTGCCATTAAATACGGCACCGCAAGCACTTACCACTATTGATTGTGTCGCAGCGAATGCGTTTGGATTAGCAAGCATAAGTGTTGCCACGTTATCTTGTAATGATGTAGCTACTACTGGGGCAGTGTTAAACCATAGATACTGGTTAATTAAATCTTCTGCAGTTTGGCAAACTTCTTCTACTGTTGCATCGGTATACAAAGTGCCAATTCCAAGATTCGAGCGTAATTCAGCTGTAGTCACGTAGACGGCTGGCATTGTATTCCTCTCTTAAAAACTCCCCCAGGGCTAGGGCTACTAAACCCCAGGGGATTACTCATTGATTAACGGGTCTTATCAGGTCTTCTTGTACTTCAAGATTCCGTTAGGCATCTTGGCGATTGTTGCCATATATCCGTAGATAGCAACCTGTACTTGTAGATTTGATACTACGTTTACGCTCATAAAATTTTGCGCTGAGCGATATACAGTGAAGGCCTCTGGTGCAAGGATAATCGCTGAATCATCATCAAATGTAGTTGCTGTGAAGTTCTTGTCTACATATAGATCAAGTCCTAGCACGTTGCCACGAATAGATGATGGTGTAACTTGTCCAGCTGCGTTCATTGGTTGTAACGCATTAAATACTGGGCGCTTTGTTGTATCTTGCGCACCAATTAACGCACCCCATTGTGCTGGGTTAGCAATGTAATTCTGTGCGAAATAGCCAGTGTTTGTGTAGATAGTACGTGCGCCTTCTGTTGCGAATGCAACAATACCATCAAGGTCTGCAGTTGTATTTGTACCATTAGCACCTGCTTGAATCAAAGCTGCTAATACAGTCTGATCTAAACGCTTTAAATATGCGTACTCAAGTTGCTTTGTTAGCTCTGCATAGAAGTTAGGGTCTGAACGCTCTAGTAATTCAACTGAGAGTGTGTTCATACCAGCATACTTAGATACTGTGCCAGTTAGGTACTGAGTTTCCATACCTGTGTTTTGTACTGCGCCAGCTTCTGCTTCTACAGTAACTTCTGGTGCAACACCTGAACCGCCACCAACGCTGGTAACCAATGAAGGTACTGAAATAGACATACCTGATGTTGGTAGTGTGCCTTGTGAGCAAGCATCGATTGCTGGTGTGCCAAAGCGTGTGTTAGTTACAAACTCGCTTAGGTATTGAGTTGGAGAAAATGCTGGGTTTGTTGCAAATGAATCATCTGCTGCAGCTACGTACAGTTTTGAATCATCATTACCTAATGCAGCCTTGATCTTATGCTCTGTATAAGCAGCCATAGATGTAATTGGCGTACGGATAGATGTTTGGATAACTGGTGTTGTAATTACTGGGCGTGCGGCTTCTACTGTAGGAGTAGCAGCCTCTGCCTTTGCTTCTTGTGGCGCTGTTGCTAAATCTTCCACAGGAGCCTCGCTTTCTTTAGTTTCGATTGGTGTCTCTGCTTCGCTTTCGCTAGCAGCAACTTTAGTTACTTGCGCTGCACTGAATGCAGGTGATTCGACTAGGCTAACTTCTTTTAGAGTTGCGCTAGTTACATATAAATAATCTTTTTTCTGTATAGACTTATTAACGTCTACACCAACTGACAAACCATCGATTAACTGCTCACCTGCAAGGATTAAAGCATCTTGCCCCTGCATTGATGCGCTAATTTTAAATGATGCGTAAATGCCATCATCTGCTTGGTTAAATTTTTGCATTCTTCCAATAGGGCGCTCTGCGCTGTGTTGCATAAGCATCTTAACCTTGCCTGGGTCACCGATCTCGATAGAGCCTTTAGCAAAGACCACTTTACCTACTGAGGTATTGCCTACTTCTTCAAATGGCACAATTTTGCCAGCAATTATTCTGCGCTCTGTATCCGCAGCTTCTACCTGGCTACTGAATGTAAGTATCATCGTCTTGTTCTCTCCCGTTAGGTGTCATTTGTTCCATTTCTTTGGCTTGTTCAACATCGATTAAGCCTAAGTTAATCATTTTCTCTAATGCTTCTAAGCGCTTCATCGTGTCAGCTCTTAAAAACGATTCTTCGATAGCAAATTTAACAACGTGGCCACGTGGGGTTATGTCATCCATAGATAGGCGGTCTTCAATAGCGCAAATAAATGGCTGTAATGAATAAGCAACAAACTCTTTGCGACCATCAATAATGTTTTGATAGGTCATACTGTTATTCATATCTGCTGAAATGTAATAAGCAGGTACGTTCATCGCTCTAGCGATTTGTGTTGCTAGGTATTGTTGGGCTTCGTTATACATCATATCTTTAGGGCTAAAGCCTGTAGTTTCGTAAGACAAAGTAGAAGTTAAATATGCTGTAGATCTATTTAGTCGGCTTTGCTTCCATTGTGCTAATAATCCTGATACTTGCTGCTCTGGTAAATCTGCTCCAGTGTTTTTAATGTAACCAGATGGCATTGGGGTTTGAGCTGATACAGCTGCAGCCTTTTCAATATCTAATGCGCTTT